CGTCAATTGCATAAAAAGCTGATACTAAGGCATCATCTCTAAGTACTTTCGCACCATAGACATGTAAACCTCTAACAATATCACCAAACGATGTTGGGTCTCTCAACACTTCTGTTGAAAGGATAGTGTTAGCAGTAGCAGTAGAACTCATATGTCCAGCCATAACTTTACCAGTAGCCGTTGTAGGCGTAGCGATATTGTTAGATTTGTACATATCAAATCCTCTTAGTTTTCCACTTGAAACTAAACCATTTCTGATTGAGCCTTGACCAGCGTTAAAGTCAACACTTAATAGCTTAGAACCAGATTGTGACAACTCTTCATAGAATGAAGGAGGTGCAACAAACCATCTACCTTCTTCAGGTACATTCTGGTCGTCTAAAAGTCTTGCCATTCTTGCCATAAGGTCAATAGCATCTACACCAGTTCCGTCTGAACCTAATAGGTCGACAGAAGCTGTAGTTTCTGCAACACCACCAGTACCGGCAGCAGCATCTGCTCCGATGATATGGTCAGGTGATGAAGCTGATACACCAGCAAACATAGTTGCTAAAACAGCAGCATCATATGAATCTTTCAATGCATATGCAGCAGAGCTTGAAGCAACTTCTTTGAAGTTCACGTGTGACATATTTGTTTCAATATCATCTACGATGAATTTGAAAGCTTTAGCACTGTCAACAACCAAAGTTATTTCTTGGTCAGTTAGTTTTGTGTCAGTAGTATCGCTACCTCTTGTGTAGTCTGATACTGAAATGACAGGTTCTTTGATAATCTTTACAGAGTCTCCATAAGCAGATATTTCACCAGCATAGTCGGTGTTAGTAATAGCTTCTACCACTGAGGCTTTTCTAAAGAAGTTTAAAACCTTTTTAGAGTAAACCGAAGGTAAAAAGAAACTATTAGTTTGTCCACTTACGGAGTTTGCAAAGTTAGCATCGGTATCAGTTGCGGGTTCAAAATATTGAGCCATGATACTTTCTCCTTGTAGTTAATTATAGTTTATTTAATGATTCTGCCTTCTTGCATTGCATCTGATATTTCTTTTTCAAATTTATCAAATTCAGCAACACTCATTGCAGCAATCTCCTTTTCTGACCATACTTTCTGTTGAGCTGGTTCCACACTAGTTGTTTTAGTAGAAACCATATCTGCAGCAGATTTTCTGGTCGGTTTAGAAGATGACTTAGTCTTTGTAGGTTCAATACCAAAATCTTTTTTAAACAAATCTAAAGCACGTGAAGCTAGGTCAGCATCGTCAGCATTTGAGTATATCCAATCTTGGATAGACTTAGGCTGTTCTTTTGCCCAACCATGAAAGTCGTCACTGTTTCTGATATCTTCAAAATCAGGATGTCTTTCCATTAACCTTTTTTCTGCATCTTGTCGTACTAACTGTTGTTCTCTTTCTTGGAGTTTACTAAGGCGTTCTTCTAGAACTTTTGCTTTAGACTCCGATTGTAAATGTGCAACGGTTTCTACAACTTCATAAACATCAGGATATTGATTCTTAAATTCTTCGAGTTCTTCTTCAGTTTTTGGAGCTTTATATTCAGTTCTATTTTTAGTAGCTTCTTCTAAAAGTTCCTGTTCTCTAGTTTTAAACTCATTAAGTTTACTATCGTAATGTTTTTTTAAATCGTCATACCTTTTTTTGTAATCTGGTTTTTTGTAAGGAGTATCCTTTTCAATTTCCAAATTTTCTTTTCTAACACTTCCTTCAGCATTTACTTCAGTTATGTCATCGGTATCAAACAATTTATTTCTGTCAGTTGGTTCTTCAAAGAAGAGACCATCATCTGCAGATTTAAAAGGTTTATCTTCACCTTGGTGCCAAGTTTTTTTTGCGTTATAAGGATTTGGCATCTCCTCTTTTTGGACTGTATTAGTCATTTTCTTTTCTCCTACTCTGGGCTTCGTTTAACAAGGTAGCTGCGTTTGTCGACTATGCAGGGCTTGTTCTTGTAAAGGTAGCCTTTTGGTTTAAATGTGATAAAGGGCTGAGTAATTAATTCAGGTAGCTTTATCTTTTGTATCCTGCTCCATGTACCGGTGGACGTTTAAAAGCCATTTCCTCATAAAGAGGAT